ACAAAATCAGTAACATATTCTGGACTAAGAAGTCTTATTTTTCTTAGTGTATCTTGACGTTCTTCTTCATATTCATAGTTGGTGATTAAAGTTGCTGTTGGATAATCTGTATTATCCGTTCCAATATTAATCTTTATTGTGGTATCACCCGAAGTTTGATTTATTTCGTAGTGATGCGTTCCACTGATATTAGTATACTTGTCATTAATATAAGTAAGAAATTGATTTTGGTTCTTTGGCCACTGATGATACCTATCAGTAATATCATTAACCATAAGAACTATCCAATGTAGCTCTGGGTCATTATACAACTTGTCTGCAATCATCTCAGGAGTTTCGCCTTCTCTAACATCATAAGTGTCAAAGAACAAAGTGTTTGCTTTTACTTTAGCACGAATCGTAACTCGTTTTAATAAATTAGTTACAAGTTTATAAGTTTCATCTCCAACAGAGTCGTAAATATTTAAAGGAAATTGTGCGAAATACATTTCTTAAAACCCCTCTGAAATTTGTGTTTTGGTAATGATTTCCATTTCTTTAAACTTCAAAGAAATTTTTGTTGTTTGTGGAACACCACCCTCATATGCAACAAACCTATCTGCACCATAACTTACGTCTAAACCCTCTAATGCACATGTAGATATCCTATTAAGATGATCGTTATCAGCACTCTTATACTTATAGTATATGTTAAACATGCTAGGTATTTCCATTTCTCTAAAAGTTCCATCTGTGTAGTTAGATGCCATATGAAACTTAAACTGATATACAATATCTTTTATTGTTTGTGCCTCGGCTTCACTTTTTGGTATGAAAGTAAACTCGTATGAAAATTCTCTTCTTCCAATACCCTCAAACATCAGTTCCATTTTTGGAGTTCGAACTGCACCCTTTTCTAGTGCGAGTAACGCAGTAGCGCCTGGGGCTGCGGTATCAACGAATTTCATTAATCCAGTTTCTAAACCCTTTCCCATGTTGTCTAACGCACCTTTTAATGCAGTAGAAGCATCTGCACCACCTCTGCCTGCAAATGCGTCTAACGCACCAGCACCTGCACCAGCCAATGTACTAATTTCTTGTTCGCCATATTTTGAGTTATAACTAACAGATATTGAAGCAGGCATATACAACGCAATCAAAGTAGATATTCTAGTTGTTGCATTTCTTGAAAGTTGAATTGAATTGCTGCTACCACCTGCACCTGATTTTTGATCACCAACTCTTTTCATTTCTACTTCTAAGTTCTTTACAGCTTTTTTTCTTTGGGCAGCTCCAACATTACCAACTTCAAATCCTTCATCTACAATTTTTTGAAGTTTTGCTATATCATTTGTGCCTTTTTTAGCTTTTAATTTTGCTTTATCCTGTTCTAAAATTTCAAATATAATATGATGACCTTGTTGGTCATCACCTTCAACACCTGCTGGATATGCAAGATTCTTAGTTGTAAATTTTGTTGGTCTGTTGGTTAGTGCAGCTGCTGGATTAGTTGGATTGAGGTCTACGCCAAATACATCGCCTACGATATTTCGCAAACCATTGACAGCAACTTTATTTGCTGACCTAGATACGTTTGCTGCAACTGCATTTTTTAAACCGTCTAATATTGCCATAATTCTTCCTTATATATACTATTTATAAGTTATGTCATACTCAGGTCGATACATTCCAAAAAACCCTAAAAAATATAAAGGGGATCATTCTAAAGTTATTTATCGTTCTCTTTGGGAACGTAGGTTCATGGTCTATTGTGACTCCAGTGCTTCTATTATCGAATGGGGCAGTGAAGAGATCATTATACCCTATTTATCACCTTGGGATGGAAGGATTCACAGATACTTTCCAGATTTTTACATAAAGACAAAACAACATGACGGTTCTATTAAAAAGTTTATTATAGAGGTCAAACCTAAAGCTCAATGTAAACCACCACCATCTCAACCTAAAAGAAAGAATAAACGATGGTTTAATGAAGTTAAGACATGGGGTATTAATGAATCTAAATGGAAACATGCAAATGAGTGGTGTTTAGACAACAATATGGAATTTAAGATATTAACTGAAGATCATCTCAACATTCGTTATAAATAGAGTTATGGCTACTAGTAATTTCATACAATCAGTTAAAGACGAAACTAAAGGAGCAGACCGTTCTGTTAAATGGTATCGTGCTAAAATCAAAGAGTTTGGCAAACCAGTTGCAATGGACTTAATCCGAGATGGTAAAAGAAACAAAAAACAATTCTATGGTAAGTTGAATATGTTTTTCTATGATCCAAAATTTAAAAAGAAATTACCTTACTATGATACGTTTCCACTGGTGCTTCCGATAGAAAGATACTCAGATGGGTTTCTTGGTATTAACTTTCACTATCTACCAATACCTTTAAGAATGAAGTTGTTAGATAGAATTATGTCATTTGCAAATAGTCAAGACCTTGATGAAACAAAAACCCGAATAATTGCAGACTATAGTAAGTTAAAAAAATTAACTATAATTAAACCAACTATACACAAATATTTATATTCAAACGTAAAGTCACAGTTTCGTAGGGTTGATGCAAGTGAATTTAAAATTGCGTGTTTGTTACCAGTGCAAAGATTTAAGAAAGCATCTTCAGCTGAAGTATGGGGCGACTCTAGGAGTATGATCTAATGGCAGGAAGTCTCGCACAATTTATAGAAGCATCAGCATTTGGTGTTCTCAACGATGTGTTGTCTGGGTTTCATTCTCAAAATGGTTACGCAGTACCCAATAGATTTGAAGCAGTCATTATTCCACCAACAGGAATAGGAAAAAATTCTTCTTCAACTTTTCTTCAAAAGGTTGGTATGGATAAAGGCCCAACCACTGCAAGAGATGTGTCGTTACGTGTTGAAGGAATTACATTGCCAGGCCGAAACTTAAACACTCTTGATGATACGAACATATATGGGCCAACAAGATCAATTGTTGATGGAGTAACTTACGCAGAAGATATATCAGTATCATTTCAAGCAAGTTCTGATCTTGCTGAAAGAAGGTTCTTTGAGGAATGGCAAAAACTAGCGTTTAGTGAAAAGACTTGGAACGTAGGATACTACAACGACTACATTGCTCAAATTGATTTGTATTTATTAGACAGACAAGACAAACGAAGATTTGGAGTAAAACTTTGGGAGTGTTTTCCAAAGACAATTGAAGCAACTGAATTAAATCAGGGTTCGAACAATGAAATTATAAAGAACACAGTAAGTTTTTCTTTTAGATATTGGACGCAACTTGATATTAATGCTCAAGCCACAAGTATAACTGATCGACTAATAACTACATTTGCTGGAACAGTTGAAAGAAAAATAACAGGTTCAATACCAAAAATACTGAATAGATTATAAAACGAGGATTAAAATTATGGGATTACCTAAACTAAATAGTGCAAATTATGAATTGAGTTTACCATCAACAGGAGCGACAATAAAGTATAGGCCGTTTCTTGTGAAGGAACAAAAAGCATTAATGATTGCTCAGGAATCAGAAGATGACAAAGTGATTGAAAGTACATTTGCTCAAATCATTAATGATTGTGTTGCAGATAATGTTGATCCATACAAAATGCCAATGTTTGACATTGAGTATGTGTTTCTAAAGATACGAGGTAAATCTGTTGGAGAAGTAGTTGATTTAAAAGTAACTTGTCCAGATGATGAAGAAACTCAAATAAGTGTTTCAATTCCTCTGGATGAAGTTAAAGTGCAGATGAGTGAAACTCATACAAATGTCGTTACACTTTCAAATGATATCAGTGTTATAATGCGGTATCCCTGTCTTGGTGACATGAAAGGGTTCAATGCACTTGGAGAAACAAAGTCATTGTTTGAAATGATAAAGAGATGCATACACGAAGTTCATGATGGTGAAGAAGTATATCATAGAGTTGATATGTCTGAAAAAGATTTAGAGGATTTTATTGACAGTATGCCATCAAAGAACTTTGAATCTATTGGAGAGTTTTTTACAAGTATGCCTAAGTTGTCATATGACCTTGAGGTTATTAACCCCAAGACAGAAGTTAAAAGTGTAATCCCAATTGAGGGCCTACAAAGTTTTTTCGAATAGCCCTTTCACA